TTCAATCACAAAAGTTAATCTTATATGTTCATCTTCTTTATATTGTGTAGTAATTGAAGACTCTGCCGATTTAAAGGTAGCGCTTTGTGCAGTAATTGTAATTCCTCTATTACCACTCATACAAGACAAAACAACAGCCTCATAATCTACAACATCTCTAGTCGCAAAATCTATTTCAATTGTTTTTCCTGTATTACGAAAATCCGTGGCAAAAGGTTGGTATGGAATAGTCACTCGCGCCATACCATTAACTCTTAATACTGTATTTCCCTTATCATCAAATACCCAACCATTAGAAGCATGGTTAAAACCGCTAAATTTACAACGTATATTATTATATATCCAGCTATCTGGGTTTTCTTCAGTATTACTGCGGCCCGTAGATTGTAAACTCAATACCATATCTTCTGTTGTTACCTCAGCTACAATCTCACTTTTGGTTGCTGTAATGTTAAATTCTTTAGATACTAAACCACATTGTATTTTTAAGATAAATGACCCTATCTTATCTACTCGATAAGACCAAATCTGTTCGGTTCTTCCTACCAACTGCGTTGATACCAATACATCATCGACATATAATTTAACCTCACTTGTTAAACTATTTGGATTATATACCACATAAGGAATTTTTAATGTCATATATTGTTCTGTAGTTGTATCTCTAAAATTAGAAGCAATTATTGGTACTCTAGATGTTGGGTCTACATAAATTACGTCATAATATAATTCATTAGACCTTAACGTACTACCACCAACATCAGCCTCAAAATATACCAAAAGAGAATGCGCACCGTGTGCTTGAGCGGGTATAAGATAGCTTAATTGCCTACCAGAATAGTTGGTTTTTTCTTCACCAATTTTATTGCCGTCTACGATAAAATATACTGTTTTCTCAATATTACCTGTCGGTGTATAGGTAAAACTAAAAGAGCCTGTTTTAGGAACTGTTGAATCAAAACTTGATTTAATAGATAAAACAGTTGTTGTAACCGTATAGTTAATAGACTTATTATTACTATAAACATCAGAAATAGTTATTCTTACAGAGTTGGTACCAGAAGAAAGATAGTTACTTACATCTATTTCTACCGCGCCTTGTGCTACACTTCTATTTAAACACACAATGCCGTCTACCCTTACAACCAAAATACCATTACCAGTAGGTATATTATCTTCAGTAGAAGACCAGGTAAAAGAAATTGGACAGCTCGCGCCCTCTGCAATAGTTCTTGACAACCAACCAGAAGTGTTTAAAACGGAAAGGACTGCATTATTAGTGCCTCCACCGCCTCCTCCACCTCCGGCAAAAGGCCCATAAGGGCCGGCAATTTGTCTACCATTATTTAGTAAATATACCAGCCCTTCATCATCAACTTCTAGTTCATCAGCAAAATAATCTAATTTTGAACTTATTTGTTGTATTTGTGTATTTTGTTGTTCAACTATATTGCCCATATCACCAAGAATATAGTCTTGTATATCTTCTAATGAGGCCGATTTACTTTTTTCTTCGTCGAACATAACGAATCGTTTATTATCAACTAGTGTAGAGGAAGTTTCTTCCTCTAAATTAGTCATAGATATATATTGTTCAGGTAATGCCATAGTTTCTCCTTTCTATACATGCGCTGTTAATAAATAGTTGTCTGGAGTAGCAATTGCATAGTCATCTGGTGTAGTTAATAATACTTCTTCATCCAATGCAAAATTACATATAATAGTAGCTCCATATCCTGCATTTTCTCTATCATAAAAATATAACTGCCCTCCCCCTAAAACTTCAGAAGGGTGTTCTTGATAGTTTTCTTCATCTTTTAGTGTCCATGTTATTAAAGTAGAAAGTCTTGAAGTAATATCATTTTCTCCGTAATATATATATGCTTTAAGAATAATTGGATCAACACAATTATCTAATTCATGTTGTTGTTCTGTAGTAAGTTGTTCTTTTTCGGTAGCATAAGCAGCATCACTAGAATATATAGTTTGAACGTATAAAGTATATCCCTTTAAACTAGCTTCATGCATCAAACCATTTAATGCATTATCTAATCCATCAACAGCAGATTGTTGTACTATAAAATTGCCATTTTCATCAAATGTTGCTCCAGAACCTCCAGGAACATCGGGGTGGCCGAAGGTTCCAGAAGTTGCTTGAATATGACCCTTAATAGTTGCATTACTAGCATATAAATTGCCGGCATTATCTACACCAAATTTACTACCTACTATTAATCTCCAATTACCTTTTTCCCCACTGCCATTTATCTCAATACCATTATTATCATTTTCAGTATAATCATTACTAGATAAATAAACAAAATTTTGACTTCTATCAGGACTTGCCGAAAAACTACCAGCCTTTAAAGTCAATTCTTTAGTATTTATTTTTAAATATTTCTGATTATCTTGACGCCCCGTATAAAAAGCAATATATTGTGTATCATCACCAATATACATATTACTTGTATATATACCTTGAGTACCTTCTAAATTCTCATGATATAATTGATTAACTAGAGGCGCCCCTTGATAATCTAAAATTGGTAAAGTACCTAAAATACCTTTATAGTCATATGTAATTTTTCGAATATTACTATCAAGACCTTTATTAATAACGGTTTCAAATAAACTAATTGCTTTTGCTGGTAAATTGACAGTATTATCTGAACTATTGATTCCAATGCCATAATTTGAAGTTTGATTTTCATTGCCCAAATCTATGAGCGCACCACCTTCTAAATCTTCTAATGTAGCAACTGAAGAATCACCTATTACCATTTTCGCGGCGCCTTCTAATGTAATTTCTTTTTTATTTAAATTTATATTAGTAATTTTATATACATGAGTTAATCCGTTGGTTAATAAAATATTTTGTATTGTAGAATCATCAGCCACTCCCTTAGTAATATAATTACTAACTTTACACCAACTACCAGTGTCTTCCGAACTCATTCTAAAATATGACTTATCGGTTTTCGCCTCTGTATCTTGTGTTAACTGATATCCATAGTTAGTACGCTCATACCAATTATTGGCTTGTGGATTATCTGTATCTTTAACATTAGAAATTCGAGAATATAAAACCCTAGTAAACAATAAAGGATTTTCAACAGTTACAATTAAATCTTCAGCACTTTCATTTTTATTTGTGTCACCAATTCTCGCAGACTTAATTGTACTAGACGGTCTAAAAATAAAAATGCCACCAACCGCTTGAATCTCTGCATATTCAAATACAGCTGTCTTAATTGCACCGCGCGCAGTAATATTATTGAAAACCGCATCGCCATTTTTATTAACCATCCATCCATGACCAGCTCCATCATAATAATCTGAAGTCTGAATAGATGAATTAACACCATCAATTACAATCCAATTAGGTGTAGTAACATCATTCTTACCAACAGTAACCGCTTGACTAAAATTGGCGGCCATGGCATCAATTGTACCAACGATAATTAAATCTCCATTATCATCGGTTTTCATCACTTCGACGCCATCATTGTTTTTGATTCTAATACCATAAAGTGAAGGTTCGACTCCTTCCTGAGGGTCTGTTTTCTTTTCATAATAAGAACCGACCTCTGAAGCAATCGGATTATCAACTTCTTCATATCGGCTACCATTTTTTGTATAGTAAGTCTTATTTGAAGAAAACTTATCGGCATCAGCTGAAACCATCCACTCAAGTGCACCAATTTTAATTTTTTCATTTAATTTGTTGTTAACTTTATTTAAAACTCTAAAATCGTTTTCCGATGTAATTTCAACCTGGCCGCCACCTTCATAAACATTCTTAATAAAAAATCCGTCCCAAGTAATACCAAAATGAGCCTTCTCTTTTACATCATCTATTGTTTCAGCCTTAAATACACTCTTATCTTTTATACCATATAATCCAAATTGGTCATAACGTACAAAGGTTTGTAAATTATAAATCCCATTATCACCTAATTTATAAGCACTAATTCCAGATTTATCCCAACGAAAACTTGGATTGTCACTACTACCAATAATAACGTTTTGTGTATTTAAAGTACCAGTATAAACTGTACCTATATTAATTCCTTGACCATCAATTGCGGTTCTCCACGTTTGACCACCATCAGAAGATATTCTTAATCCCTCACTATTAATTATAACACGATTCGCAGGATTGGTCAAATTCTGAACAAGGATTTGGTCACCATTAATTACGACAGACCCATCACTTGTAAGATTATAGTTTTGACCGCTTATTTTGTTTAATGAATCAAGTAATACGTTCTGATTTAAAGTTCCATTCGCATCAAGCAAAGAACTCATCTTCGCATATGAAGCTTCATTATATTGTACAGTTTGAACTGCCGCGCTAATACGTTGAAATAAATCTTCAAAACGTGTTTTATAATTCTGAACAGTAATTACATTATTCTCTGGCTCTTCTAAGTGCCATTCGACTTCTGAAACAATTACTTCTTCGCGCGCTGGTGTAAGATATCCATCTACATTAGACCAACCGAAGAACTCAGTATCTTCAATGTAGGTTTTATCTCCAACCTCAAATAAGTAATTTTCAAGTCCTTCTAATTCACTGACTTCGACTACATTAATTGTATACGAAACCGTCGGTTGCGCCGAGGTGTTACTTACTTGCAATGCATCGAGATAATAAAGCTCAGGGTCTATATATTCAGTTGAGCTCCATGTTCCTTCTTGAATATAACGACTATATGTATTATTGAATTCTTTTGTTAAAGCGTCTTTTTCGTCTTGAATGTCTTCAATTTCATCTTCAACACCAAAAACTGTGTCGCTAGAAGAAATTTTAAACTTTGCAATCTTATTATCATTAATTTGATAAGAAGTTTTACTAATTGTATATGGACTTGGCGCAGTAAACGTAATCGAGGTTGCATTGGTTTCTCTATCCCAACGCTTTACACTAACTGTTCCTGTACCATTGTAGTCTCCAATTATAAAAGCAAAACCAGGTAAATAATCATTAAGTTCTATAATAACGTGCCTTACACCATTGGCATCTCTATCTACCCAAACTTTTACAATATAGTCATCAGAACCATATAATTTATCATATACTTCTGAATATTCCTGCTCAATATTACTTAATAAGCCTGAATAATTATTAATAATCGCAGAACTTGTATATATCTTACCAAGGGTTTCTAATACGGTTTCTTCTTCGGTTAATTGTTCATCATTGTTAAGTGTTGTATGCCTAGCTCTATAAGCCTCATAAGTTTGTCCAGTTAAACTCTCAAATTCTGCAAGAGAATCTGTCTGTGTGTCTTTAGCAGTATCAACCAATTCGGTATATACGTTTAATTTACTTTCTAACTGAGTTAATGAAGCACTTAAATTACGTTGTTGTTCATTCTTAGTTTTAAGTTGCTTATTAAGATTAGCTATATCAGAAATAAACTTAAGTCTCTTTGGTTCAACCTCTGCTTTGTTTAATAAACCTTGATTATAGTAATAATCAAAATTTAATATATATGATTCTCCGCTTTGATTCGAAGGCGCGCTTGCAATAGATACAAAACCTTCATCAGTATAATCTGACTGAGACTGGTCTACAATTAATTTAGTTACAATCTCATCAGAATTAACTGTTCTTTCAATTGAGTTGATGTTAATGCCATATTTAAAACCAGCCCAATTATCTTTGCCAGCGAACTCTTTTAAGTATACGTATTTATTTGGTAAACCATTGGTTTTAGTAATATATCCATTAGCATCATGCCAAACAACTAAGTCAACCCAACATTCAAAAGTTTCTGCAATTGTTTGTAATATATTAAAACAGTTTGATTGAGAAGCGCTAATTGAAAGTACCTTTTCTGAATCCTCATTATAAACAGGTTTAATCGTAGAAGCATCGACACCTATATCCTCTGCCAACTTACTTAAAGATGTATACGTTTCTACGTCTTCAGCGGCCGAGCCG